TTGGTGATCCCCTTAGGGTCAGGAAGCGTCTCTGGCATAGCAGGTTTGGGGAGTTGCCCAAACTTACGCGGACGCAGAAAAAAGTCCAGTCTAAACCAGAAAAAAGATTACGAGAATAGCTTAGTTATTGAATCCGGTATCGAACTCATCACTCGGCCCGGTCTCTTCCCCATCAGCAAGCCCGACAGGTGCGTTCTGCCGAATCTGCATATCGAGGGCGCTGACGAACTGGTCGTCGTCTTCGAACTTGTCAGGGTCAATTCCGTAGATCTTCGCGATCCTCTTCGCTCTCTCGATTTCGCCAACGTCGAAAGCGGCTTTCTGGACGGCACCTCCGAATCCTGCCGCGTCCGGGGCCTTTTTCTGGATACCGCTAACGAAATCAAAGTCCTTCTGCCACTGTCTCACCAATGACGGGTCAGCTTTCGGGGCGGTCGTCGAACGGGAAGTCCGAGAAGCTGCCCGGTCCTCTTGGTCCATGAGAACCCCGACCTTACGGTTAGCCGCGTCGATCAGGGTCTGGAACGTCGGGTTTGAGCCTGAAAGTTCGGCGAATCGGTTCTGGACCTCGGCTACACCGAGAGCCTTGTCCGCGAGCGTTTCGCCTTTCAAGGCCCGGTTCAGTTGCCTCGTCGCTTTGCCGAGCTTCGAGTCGATCTCGACTTGTCTGCGTCTCTTCTGAGCGTCTTCTAGAAGAAGGCGCTGCTCTCGGTCGAGTTCGGCCTGTTGTCTACGGGACTCGACGATAGCTCGGTTCCCCTCGATCCTACGAGCCGTCATGCCCGCATACTGGCGCATGAGCATCTCGCGCTCACCGCCCGAGAGCTTCGTCGTCATTCCAGAATCGTCAAAATACTTATTCTGGATAGGGGCAATATCGGTCGTGTAATTGAGGTCAGCCATAATACCTTATTAGCCAATCATCTTATCCATCGCCTGACCAAACAACCCCTTCTTCTTCGCGGCGGCTTCACGGGAACCCGTGATCCGGTCCCTCACTTGGGTCGGGTTCCGCAAGTAATCGAGGGAAGAACCGGGTTTCGTGGAAGAACCACTCATACCGAGCGGAGTCCCGTTAGTTCCGGGAGTCGCGTTGGGGTTCACGGTATCTTGCTCTTCTTCTTTCGGTGCCGCCATCTTCCGCTCGTCCTCTTCGGCAGCGGCTCCTCGAAGGAGGATGCCTCGCTCTTCTTCTTTAAGAGTGTTCGACGCACGGTCGCGGCTAAGTTGAGTCCTGATCGCGGGTCCGCCCATCTTCTCAGCGGCGGCGATACCGAGAAGGTCTCTCGCTGCGGAAGCTCCAGCAGCACCATACTTTCGGATGTATCGGCGAGCGAGCCTCTCGGCCTTGCCACCCTTGGACTCAAGTTGGCGTCTAGCCCCGAGCGTGTAGTCCATCCCGATAGACGTAGCGGTCGTCGTCCCGATAGGGGGCAGACTACTAGGTTGCAATTGATTGTTATCTCCCATTACCAGAGGTGGTTGCAAGCCCAGTGACGGGCCGTTGTTTTATCGGTGGCTGTCTCGCAGTTGTGGCGGGACCGGAAATTAGATCGGCGCTTCGGGTCTTTGTGTTGCCTGAAATCTTCGTAATCTCTGTGACCATATCCGACTTTGCGAATCTTGTCACCCTCTTTCCCGAGAACGACAAACTTCTTGTCGGACCCGGCAGGTGCGGCTTTCGGTTTGTTGAAACCCGAGAACGTTTCGCCAAGATACTTGATCTTACCGGACGGGAGCCTCTTGAATCGCTTTTCGGCCATGATCAGAAAGGTAGCAGGAAAAGCCGATAAAAGCAACAACCGAAAAGATACAGGTTCGGGAAAGACAAACCCCAGATTAAAAAGTCTCTCTAGATAGGTTTTCTCAATTTACTTATTGTATAATGAGAAAGGCGTTCTGGAGAAAAGTTTTAGTTATCCCTTTTGTGTTTTGGTCGGGATAAAAGTCTCTCTAGATAGGTTTTCTCAATTTACTTATTGTATAATGAGAAAGGCGTTCTGGAGAAAAGTTTTAGTTATCTGATTCCTGTATCCCGAACCCGGTATCCTGACCCTCCCTTTAATTTTAAGGTTGCCTTTTTTCGAGAATCCCCTTTATTAATAGGAACCTCCCTAACCAATGCCCTCGGCCAAGTCATTATCCGCCCGCGCTAGACAAGCCCGCTTGTTCGATACCGGACTCTGCACGTCTTGCGGAAAGCTCCCACGCGATTCCGGCGAGGGCGCTACGCTCCGATACTGTCCGGTCTGCGCCGAGAAGACCCGAGCCTTTTCGCGGAACGCTTACCGGAAACGCAAGGGGATCTCTGAGACGGCTCCTCTCGATAACCGGGGTCGGCCACGCCGAGGATCAGCCCAAAACCCCGAGTGATGAAACCCCGACCCTGACCCTGACCGTGAGACCGGATCGGCTCAAGAAGGTAGTAGAAGAATGGTGGGGGCACCGGAACAACCCAGACGCGATCCTCGTATGGCCGGAAGCTCTCCTCGTATGGGTCGTCGTAGGAGGCTTGTTGCTCTACTGCTTCGTGAAGCAGTAATCGGGAATCGGGAATCGGGGAACACTAATCAGGAAACACTAATCGGGAATCAGGTTTCCGAAGTGGTCGAGAGCGCCCTTGAGTTCACCGAGAGACCTCCGTGGTTTGTTTCGGAAAGCCGCTAACTTATCGTCCGCGTAAGGTTCGGTAGCGAGAAGCCCATGCCTTTGGCGGGCGCAGTCTAAGGCCAAGAACGCCGCGTCAGCTAAGTCAGGTGACCGCCCGAAACGGGCTTTAAACTCAGGTTTAGATTCGATCTTAACCTTGAGGGTCGTTGATTTCGTCATGTCATACTTGCGGGCGACCATCTCTAGCGCGAGTTCGTTCGTCACCCCGAACAACTGCTTGGTCCGAATCAGTTCCTTTCCAACGAACCAAAGCTCGGATGCCCTATTGACGTAGAGTTCTTCGCCTTTAAGCTTCGAGTTCGCCGAGACCCTCTTGTCTGATGCCCTGCCCCCGAACCCGACCCTCAGGATCGACGACGACCACTCGCCCGCGAGGACATCACAGAACGGTGCCCCGGCCCCGGTCGCATCGACCGCGAGGTTTTCCGGGTCGATATTATTCTTGATACAGAGGTCCACGACTTGGCGGACGATCTGGTAGGTCCGAGGGATAGCGGTGTTCTTCGCGTCGTCCGCGAGCATATACGATTTGCCGAACTCGAAACCGTATTGGCCGTTCGTCAGATAACCGACCTTCGCGGTGTAGAGGACACAACGGTCTCCCCCGTTCGTGAAGGCCGGGTCGAGTCCGGCGACGACGGTTGGCCTCGACTGCCACTCGGCTTCTTTCATGACCCCAGAGTGCGCGAGTTCTGCCTCGGTGTAGATCCCCTCGGACTCTTCCTCGTCGAAGAAGACGGCCCGAACCATCCGCATATAGGCCCGAGAGTCGGGTCCGAGACGCTCCTTATCTTGCCTGAGAGTTTCTTCGGTAGGTAGATACTCGTAGAGGGTCTCTCCCGCGAGGATGTTCGGACTACGCTCGCCGTCGAGCCTGATATACTTCCCGCCCCACTTCGTTGTCCAACGTTCCGCGTTTCGGACATCGACCGAGTCCCATCCGTCAGCAGGTTCGGACCAGTCCCCGAAAGCATTAAAACGAGAACCGGGGTTAGACATCCCGATCACCTGAAGTCTCGGGTTCTTGCTCATGTTCGACAACGCGGTCGAGATGATAGTGGGGCTAAGTTCAGAAAGCTCGTCCCCGATAACGATGACCCGGTTCTGCTTCGAGCCGAGCAGCTTGTTGTTCTGGGTAGCGCCCTTTGATTTATCCGAGGCGACGAGCGAAAGACCAGCACGGTCGAACAATTGCCCTTTCTCGTTCAGATACGCGATAGACCCGATCGAGTCCCGGATCTTGCACGGTGCGTCGTCCAAGACCGACATCAATGAGATGACCGAACCCCAGATCCGTTTCCGGGATTCACGGAGAGTCGTCGAGGTCATGAGGACCAGAGTCTCTGCGGGTCGGCTCAACCAGTTCACGATACCCCACGCAGCCATCGTGTGTGACTTGCCGGAACTCGCGGCACCACCGATAGCCAAGAAATCGTTCGCGATCGCTTCTCGGATCATCTCGTCCGCCCACGGGTGCCGAACCATCATCGGGGCCGGGAGGTCATCGCGGTTCCAGAGTTCGTCGCAGATCCGCCAGAAGTAGTATTCTTTCTCTTTCGCCCCGACATGGCGGTCAAAACCGTAGAGGAGAGCCGTGACGATACTGGTCGGCTTGATGTAGAGACCCCCTACGTTCATGGTCTGGGTCACGGGGTCGATGAAAGGTTCGAGGGATTTCTTCATTTTTTTAACGTAGCCGATTAAAAGCGCCTTGTAAAATAACAAAGGCAATACTAAAATAAGAGGACGATGCCCTCGAACAAGACCAGAAAATCGATCCTCCAAGAACGCGCTAAGAAGTATAGCGAGGCCGGGTGGTTGACATCTGACATCGCGAACGAACTCGGCGTCCACGCGGCTACCGTTCGGCGTTGGCTCAAACCTATGGGGCTAGTCGGGTTAGCGGGTAACCCTTATTCAAAGAAGTCGAAAGAGAAGAAGGGGCTTCTCGCTCAGGCCGCTGACGAGGTCGTTCCGATCTACAAGAACGAGGATCTTCCGGGGACCGTCGAGGACACGCTCAAGATCGCCAAGCACGACGCTCGTCTCGCGGAAGACGAACAGATCGCTGGGGTCTCAGAAGCCCACGACGATCCGAAGCTCGCCTACAAGAACTTCATGGTGAACATGGGCATGAAGAAGATGAGGGACGGCCTCATGAGTATGCCTCCTCCACGGACGATCAAGGAAGCCGAAGTCCTCGACCAGATCATCCGGCGGAACGCGGACATGGACCCGAAACGAGGAGGTTCAGGCGGAGGCACAACGATCGACATCTCGATCCTTAACAACCCTCACACGGCACTTACGCCGGGTGGCGTTCTTATCAAAGCGAAGAGGGTATCGTCGAAGTCCTCTTCCGCAAAGATGATCGAGACATCCGAGGATAACCACGACGATATCATCGACGTGGAAGCTGAAACATTCGGCGATAACAACGAAGAAGACCATGACGACCAAGACTAATACATCCTACGAAATGCCCGCGCACGACGCAGTGTATCACCCGGCTCATTATACGTCTCACCCTTCTGGGATCGAGACGATCGAGATCACCGAGCACATGAACTTCTGTCTCGGGAACGTGATCAAATACGTCATGCGGGCCGAGCACAAGGGCCGGACCTTGGAAGACCTCAAGAAGGCCCGGTGGTATCTGGACCGCGAGATCCAGAAGCTGGAGAACAATATGATCTCCAATCTCGCTGACCTCGACGCCCTGATCGATGAACACTACGACGAGTTCGATATCTTTAATTAAGTGATCGATGCTTATCGGGATCGATAACGGGATCAACGGGGGCCTCTGCGCGATATCCGCGTTCAACGGTGCGGTCATTAGCTACACGGTGATGCCGACCTACGAGCGTAAAGGGAAGACAGAGATCGACACGGTCGGGGTCCGTAACTGGATCTCGGACCTCCACACCGAACCCCGTATCGTGATCGAGGAACCCCTGCGTCACGCGAAGAGTTCCCAAGCGGTCCGGTCGATGGCGATAAGTTTCGGTAAGCTTTACGGCTTATGCGAAGTCAAGGGCTGGGAAGTCCTCGATGTCGAGGTCAGGGACTGGCAAAAGAAGATGATCCCCGGTGCCCAGAAGGGGCAGACCAAGGTGGTCGCCGCGAAGGTAGCGGAAGAATTATCGGGGGTAAAGTTCTTGAAGTCCAATAAGTCTAAGGTTTCGCATGACGGGATCGTGGACGCTTACCTTATCGCCTTTTACGCTTTACAAATAGAGCGGGACGTGTAATCTTTTTTGATTTTCTTCTTGCATCTTTCTGAAGTCTGTTATAAGTTCGTGAACGGCAATTTCGCCGCGAACTATAACAATGACTACCCTCAGAATTAATATCGAGCCTGAAGCGTTCGTCGAAGGACTGGACCGCGCTGACTCACGCGCCCTGATCAAAGCGATCGATGACCGACAGTGCGACTGCGCGTTCACGGTCGGCATCATCAAGATGCTTATCGAAGAGTTGCGCTACGAGCTTACCATCGAAGAGATCATGAAGGAGATCGGTCTTTCGGAACCCGAAGCATGAAGACCCTCTACCCTAAACAGCAAGAAGCCTTTGAGTTTTTTGCGTCCGAGCAGAAGGCTGGTCGGCATACCCTAGACACGTCTGACG